AGATCAGGTGACTCTATTCTACCTGTCTTGATTTCCCAAAGTTCTATCCAATCGCCATTCATAATTTTTACAGCGTCAGATCCTCCAATGAATCCTTTTCTCTTCATTACTTCCTCCATTTTGTACTGAGATCATACTATATTTTCCAACTGACCTCAAGGTTTTTTTACTACACGTTGGAATGTAGACATTACATCTGCTGATATTCTTCTGCGTTCTTCTACGCTAAGTTTAGGCTTCTCTTCTACTGGCTTCTGAGGTGGTGCTTTTGCTCTTGGCCTGTGTTGTATTATTAATTCTCTAATCATGCCCTCGTTGGGCGTTATGCGTGGACTCTCGCGTACATGAGCAGCCATTGCGTCTGTAATTTCCTGCTTGCTGTACACTTGTAGTGTGTCAGCCCACGAAATCATGTAAGCTTTGTTAACTGCTGGCTCTAATCTAGGTGCATAGAATTTAGCACGCAGTGCAGCTACTTGTATTACAATCCACTCTCTGTGTTTCTTGATGTCTTCCATTGGTACTCCTTGTATGGTGACATGGTGTCACTCTAACCATTAACTATATTATAATAATCTATACTTGGTTCGGGTGACATGGTGTCACTATATGTAAACTTATAGACATTAGGTTTGTTCCAACCTGCTCTCTTAACAAGCAGCAGGTTATCTTTCTCGAGGTCTTTTATTATCCGCATGATCTGACGTTCTGATATACCAGTATCGTTAGATAATGTTTCAATACTAGGCCAACATATACATTTCTTGTTGGCATACCTAGCTAGTGCAAGAAGAATTAGTTTGCCACTAGGATTTCTTACTTGCTTTGTCCATATACTTTCAGCTAATCTAGTGGTGAACATATTTCCTCCCTGTTTATGTTCATAAGTATCCTAGCTAGGTTCCTCCATTCCTAGTTAGGATACGTTTAACTCAAGCTTTTAAACCTAAAGATATAAGGTTATATTGAGCCCATTTTGTTTTAGTTTTTTCATTGTATTTCATTTCTGTATCAATCACTACACCTTTCTTTTTTAATTTAAAGATTACATCAGCTAGTCTAGTGCATTTGTATTCAGTAAATGCTATCCATGTGTTGATGTGATTATGATCTTTTAAATGATTAAGAACTGAATTCATTTGTGTCATTGTTTAACTCCATTAGTTGTTTGAATTGATCACCACTCATGATGACTAGGGTTTGAGGAGTACCTGTTCTCCTCTTATAAAAGGCAATGTCTCTGCCTTCTAATACTTTGAAAGGGCTAGGGAAATTAGACTTATCTCTGTACTTTACTTCACCCACCAGCTTTCGTCCGTTGACTTCGAGGTGGATGTCACCTGAGTATTCTCCTCCGAGCGCACCACTGAGCGGTACTCTCTTGGCTTGGATGCCGATTTCTTTGAGCCATTTGACGAACCAGTTTTCGTGGTAAGTTCCTTTGAGTTTATTTTTGTTTGCCATGTATCCCTCTGATAGCAGTCTAAGCATATAATGTAATGCCTGACAGGTTCTATGTTAGCTAGTATAGCTACAAATAAATCGGAATCAACACCACATGCTTCACAAGTAGCGGATTCTTGCCTAAGTTTTTTTGAAGTTGATCTGGATCTCGCAGCCAAGTGCATCTAACCAACACGTAAACAAGAACCCTGATGGTACTCGTTTGTGTTGTTCCCATTTATGTATAAGTGATGAAGCACACCCAATCCTATCTGCTAGTTCTTCTTGTGATATACCAAGTGTGCTTCGATGATCAACCATCTGCTCGATAAGTTTTTCATACGACCCTGTAACATAAGTCTCGTCTTTATAATTCGGAAACGTTTTTATCTTTGATCTCACTTGCCAATGCTAGGTATCCTATAGCATCTACGATTGAGTCTTCTTTGTACCCACCGCTTGATATCCTAGCTAGTTTCATTTGTGCTAACATAATAGGTACTTGCCACGTTTGTACAGTATGATCAAGTACTTCCGACCAAGCTCTTGCAATCATTAACATATTAATATGCGGATCACCGTATTGATTGTTTCTATCCTGACTAATTAATTGATTGGCTTCGTGTAACACTTTGTCTCTGCGTGTCATAAAGATTGGTTCTGGATTCATACTGGGTGTCCTTCTATTTGATTTGAATTATGACGTTCCCACTTTTCATGACACATTGCAAGGAAAGTTTTCTCGTCATGATAACTAGGATCAATTTGATATTGATAAAAGCCTTTGACTTGCTCATCTATATTGGTAATCCACACAGTAGGTACTATGTTTTGTAGGTAATAATCTAGTACCTCTGTTGGTATTGCGGTAATAATCTTAGGCATTTGTTAGTGTCCTCCATGTTTCAGAGCGCATAGCTTTTGCTACTGCATCTGATCGTTGACGTTGAGCATTCTCAGGTACTGCACAGTCACCAGTATGTGTAGCCCACTGAGTCATAGTATTGTAAGCTGCCCATGCATTGTGACCTAAATGATTTACCTGATCATGATGTATACTAAGTAAGTTTTCTAGCTGACGTTTGTTAAACTCATCATGCTGTCTGTATCTGCGTGATGTTCTAACTAGATTCTTTTTAAAGAAATCTTCTACTGTATTCCAAGTCATTGGCTGCTTGGTGTATGCAGTCCACATATTCTTATCATTAAAGAATTGTCTAACTCCTTGGCGCATTAAATCTGCACTTAAGTCTAGTCCTAACGAACCATTCTTAGTATGCTTAGTACGTTGATGACTAATAGTATTAGGTGTTGTACATCCATTCATACACCACAACCTAAATGCTTTTGCTTGCTGTGATAAAGCCCAGCTAGCATCGTAACTATTGTATGTTTGAATCTGAAATCTAATATGATCACCTACTACTGGTTCGACTATTAAGTCAGGGAATATAATATCTATTTTAAGCTTTCTACCATTGTCATAGTCAGTAATCTTAAAGTTATAATCATTAGTGATGTCTGCTTTTTTAACTGCATCATAGGTAGAATTTACTACATCATCATGTGATATAACATGATAGCCATTACCATGAACAGCTAGTATTTGATCTGTTCTGTCATTCATTAAAGCTCTATGACTATCTATTTTAGAACCTGATTCGGTGAATATTGTTTGCCAACTCGTATCGAAATTCCATGAGTTAACGTTTTTGCACTTGGTGTCTGGCCCCTGTGCTTGGAGCGATGTGTCTAATGCCATGATTGTCCTCCATTGGCTAATGATTTAAGGATACCCAGCGGTTGCTGGATATCCTGATGTTAGTCTTTTAGTTCATGCATACTGCATACTTGTATGTTTAGGTAATCCATTATGATGAAAATATTCTCTTCTGTTTTTTCTTTCATCCATGCAATATTTGTTTCTGTTGTGTCATAGTTTGTTGCGTGTGTAATTTCGTACCACATTTTATTTTACCTTTTATGTGAGGATACCCAGTGGTTGCTGGATATCCTGTTGTTATTATTGTGCGATGACACCTTTGATGAGTGCATCTGCCATGCTTTTAAGGTCTGCAACGTTTGTCTTGCCACCGAAGTGCCTAGATGTAGCAGTCTTTTTATCTTGTGGGTTGGATTTTGGTGCAACCCATTCTGTACCTGCTATAGATTTGAAGACTTTCAAATCTGAATTGTGTTGGTACAACATCTCTTGAGCGTTAGCTAGCGCGTACATGTAGGCTTGCTCTTTACGATCAATGCGTATGTCGTCTACACCTTTGGTGTCACCTGCATTGTCAGCTTCTTGCTCTTCAATGGCTGAGTTCATCTCTGCTGACTTGTCAGCTAGATTAACTCGAGCCTTCTTTTGAAGGTAATGAGTTGAGTTGCATTGAGACCATGCGTAGTTCTGTCTACTGTATGGGTCTTCTATCATCTCCATGAGAGATGATTTTGCTTTTACTAAATCGTCTACATAGCTATTAGTTTCTTTTTTATTAGGCATAATTTTCTTCCTTTGTTAAAATTTACTATACATAATCTAGCAGTCTTATTGCTAATTATACCCATCGAACACCCAAGAGGTAATCTCGCTGTCAGGCACACGAAGTGCCAGCTTGCTGGGACATCGACTGTGTTACGTCAGCTCGTCTGACGTTACGCATAAGATGGATGCTTGAGGTGGCCGATACTACAAAGGAGCGGAGAGACAAGATCCGCACAGCTTGATTACCTTTTGGGTATCCATTTATGGATAGAATTACTTTAGTAATAAGATTGTTAGTTATATATTCCCAAGTTACATACTGTGTATCTGTCCTGCGGAAGTCGGAGCGATGGAGTGTGTCGGAGACGGCACTCCGTGAGTCGGAGCGAGCAGGAACGCTGGGTTGTGATGAGTCATGAAGAGCTGTGAGCAGGTAGATGGTGTGCTTGCACATCAGCCCTGTGAAGGAGGTCGCGTGACTTATTGCAAGGCAGTGGAGGATGGGAATCCGCATAGCTTGATTAGACTGGCTGACATTGTGCGTTGACAAGTAGGTTATTGACTGGCTAATTATGGGGGGATTACAGGGGGGCAATCAATAGGAGATTACATGAAGTTAACAGATAAGCAGAGAGCATTGGTTGATACTATTGTAGCAACAGGATGTAGCATTACACACGGAGCAAAGGTAGCTGGATATGCAAAGGGAGATAGTGGCAGAGTGACTGCTAGCAAGGCGTTAAAGCTTGCACACGTACAGCAGTATATGATGACGAGGATACAGGAGACGATTGG